AACGTCGATAACTTCTTAACGTACGCGGCAGCCGACGGGCTCGACGTTATCCTGGTTATGGCCGACGGCAATAGCCAAAGCCAACCGGCCAGCTATGACGGTAAGGTACAGTGGTCGCTCTTTCAGAGTGACGCCGGTATCGCCCAATATACGGCGCTATACGTCGACTTTGTAAACCGCTTTAAGAGCCATAGCAATATACTCGCCTGGGAGCTAATGAATGAGCCCTACGGCTCGGGAACGCAAGGCGGCTTTTCAGCATACGCTAACAGCTTGAATGTAACCCTAGCCCAAGTACACCAGTGGCTAGTCGCACAATATAACGCCGTGAAACCTATGGTCGAGCAGCCCGTTATGTTCAGCGATTACGAGGAGGAGGAGCAAACCAAGTACCAAGTCTTTAGCAACGCCAGCTTTAGGCAGCAGTACGTCGACGACTGTACGGACGTATACAGTATGCACGTATACCGCCCCGACGCCTCGTACCTGGCCGACTTTCGGGAAGTAACCGACAAGCCTAAGTGGCTCTCGGAGTGCGGAGCTATAAACTACAGCGACCCCACCGGCTCGAGCCATGCCGGTATGCCGGGTAACGACGAGCTGTATAAGCCGACTAACGACCCCTCGACCCGCTCGCTTATGCTTAAAGCGATAAATAGCGGCTTTAGCCTCTGTATGCCTTGGAGCCTGGCAGATAACCCCGGTATCGTCGATTATATCGGCGGTGGCCTTGTTACCGGCTCGCTCGGCCTCTGGATAAAGAACGCTTTAAGCAAGTAAATAACACTGTTGACAAACCGCTTAGAGAGAGTACAGTAAAAGTATGGGAATGATACTACTAATCGCGCTCGGAGCCCTCGGGGTACGCTTGTACCTCGAGCTACGGAGTGCTAAAAGAGTAAATAACAGCTTGTCGCCTCTGGTACGCCAGGCCGTCGCTAACAATATCGAGCAACGCCACGCTTACATAATCGAGGACGGCTTACAGCGCCACCAGGAGCGGCAGCGTCGACACCCGATACTGTACGGTTGGATAAAGTACAACCCTAAGCAGTACCTCTGCGACCACCTTACCGACTGGCAGCGTTACCCGCTTTAAGTGGCAATAACAGAGAGAGAATAAAAAACCGCCCGGCAGTATGGGCGGCTTTTTTTATGGCAGCGTTTACGGTCAATAGGCGAGTTGACCGCCAAGTTGGCCGAGAATACCGGAGTTAATACCGGCGGTGTTCTGGTTTTGCATGAGGCTAGGCAGTAAGCCGCTTGCAGCACCCGGGGAGATACCAAGCTGGGAGGCGAGCGCTTGGGCAGCCGCGCCGCGTTGAGCCTGGAAGTTATGAGCAGCCGTACCCGGGATAAGGCCGCTAATCTGGCTTAAGATACCCTCTAAGCCCTGAGCGCCACCGGCGTTATCGTAAGAGGCCGGGAGAGCGCTAAGCTCGTTAGAGAGCATACTTTGCTTTTGTACGGTTGGCGCTAGGGCTTGTACGACCGGGCTCGTGCTACCGAGCAGATACGGGTCGACGTTACCCATGTACATATAGCGGTTTAAGATACCGCCAAGCAGCGAGCCGCCATTATTGCCCCCGGGGTATTGCCCGGGTTGGTTGTTCATTACTGTACCTCCTTGCATGTTTACATCTCCTGGCTCGTGGCCGATAGGCGCCGCCCCCATATTCGGAGCAGTCGCCATAACGACACCCCCGGCGGGAGCGCCTTTACTTAATACTTCACCGATACGCCCCATAGTGCTTAACAGCTTAGGGTCGTTTACTATCTTCGAGCCCGCTTTAGCAGCGCCCATAACGGTAGGTAGTATGCCGTGAGAGGCGACACCCGATAGCAAGCTGTGGCCTGCGAGGGCGCCGTTTACGGTCGTATTGAGGCCATTACCGGCCGGAGTAGTGTTTACCCCTGCGGCGGTAGCCTGGCGGGCTTGTGCGGTTGGGCTCGTGACAATCTGCTGGGCTTTTTGCCCCTCGTTACCGAGAGCCGCAATATTATTGTTGCGCTCTATCTCAGAGAGCAAGTCTTGAGCGGGCGTATTCGTGCCTGTACCGGCCTTAGTCAGTACGCCGTTTAAGTGGTCGGCCAGAGCTTGAGAGCCGCCGACATCTTCGGGCGTTAAGTTACCGAGTTGGCCTTTAAGTGCCAAGTTTACCTCGGGGCGGTCATACAGGGAGTTGCTTACCTGGTTACGTACGTTGTTTACCAAGTTGTACGCGGCCTCTTGTGCCGGGTCGAAAGCGCCGGTTGTGGCGTTTACCTTGGGCGTTAGCTTTTGGCTGAGCTGAGTAAGGTTATCGACGAGTGTTCGTACTTCGTTCGGGTCGCTGCTACCTTTAGCAACACCGGCGCCCATATTCTGTAACTGCTGTACCAGTTTTGCGGCCGGGGAGTTCGGAGCGCTGTAGCCACCACGAGCAAGGGGAGTACCCTCGAGCGAGCCAAGTAAGCCGCCGTTAGGGTCGGCCTCTGATAGTGCGCTATGTACCAGGTCGTTATAGTGGCCTAAATCGACGGCCGGGCTTTTCGCCAGGGAGTTATTTAGCGCCTCGTTAAGTACGTCGTTAGAAGTGTTACCAACAGTTATCAGGTTTTCGGGGTTGGCCGGGTCAAAACCCATAGCTTTTACATGCCCGAGGCTATCGTTAGCGTTATAGAGGGTCTGTAAGGGCTTAGGTACGTCGCCGTATGCCTGAGCGATATCACCAATGGCTTTATCACTTGCGGCGCTTGCAACCTTATTCTCGGCCATACGACCGGCTACGCCACCGAGAGCGCCAAGCGCTTTACCGGCTACGGAGCCGACACCGGCGCCAATACCACCCTCGAGCCCGGCGGTTAAATCGTCGGCTGATATCGGGTTTTTACCCTCGAGCTTATTCTCGAGCGCCTTACCGAGAGCGGCGCCACCGGCGCCACCGGCAAACTCGCCGCCCATACCGGCAGTCAGTAAACCGCCGCCGATAGAGCCGAGTACACCGCCGACTGTTGGCAGTAAGTGAGTAAACCAGTTACCGGAGTGCGGGTTAGCCTGGCCTTGGCCGTAGTCTTGTACGCCGCTCGAGGCTAGCTCTTGGTGGAGCTGGTCGGGCGTAAAGCCCTTAGCCATTTCTTGCTGAGCCCAGTTAGAATAATCGCCAAACTGGGAGGGGTCGGCTTGTACCGGGGCGGGGCTAGGAGCCGGAGCTGCTGCTCGGGCTGCAAATACACTTTGTACTGTAGGGGTAGAGGTCGGGTTCATGGCTTAAAATCCGTTCCATATCTTGTTACCGAGCCAACCGAGGCCGCTTACACCGGCTGCGGCGGCGTCACCGATACCGCGAGCGGTGTTACTTAAACTCGGGTTATTGCCGAGAGTGTTCGTGAGAGCATGCCACGAGCTTGACGGGTTGGTAAAGCTGTAGCCACCGCCACTATTACCGGCCGGAGCGGCGTTTTTAACGGGAGCGCTTGGGCGAGCCCCACTAGAGCCGCCGGAGCCTTGGTTAGCTGCGGCGTTCGCCATACTAATCTGCTGGCGTATCTGGTCGGCCTGAGCGCCGTATAGCCCGGCTTGAGCAAGTGCCGCCTGAGAGGCTGCGTATGCCTGCTGCGCTTGGGCGTAGTACTGCTGCTGTTGTGCGTTTAAGCCGCCTTGCTGGCTAGCTAGGTTATCGTAAAAGTTCATCATGCTAGCGGCGCTATCACGTTGGTTAGCTATGTTTTGGAAGGTATTTTGCAACCCGCCTAGCGTTTCGTGTTCGCCTTGGATAACGAGGCCGGTCTTTTGGTTAGCGCCTGTCTGAGCCGTCTTATAGAGGTCGGAGAGCCCGTTTACGACGTTCTGGTTAGACTGAATGTTATTGTTCAGCCCTTGCAGCGCCCCGGAATTGGCAGCCGCGAAGCCGCCGGCGTTCATACCCCACTTAGCGGCGCCTGTGCCTGCGAAGTCGTTATAAGCACTTAAAGCGCCGACTGCCTGGTTTAAGTTGTTACGGGCGGTGGTCATCTGTGCCGGGTCGTAACCGAGGTCGGTCTTTTGCTGGTTAAATGCCTGGTCGTACTGATTACCGGCCGAGCCTGCGCCTTGCATATAACCAGTGTAGTTCTTAACCGCGCTGTTGGCCGCGTCTGCCTGTTGCTGGTACTGGTTATACTGCCCTTTGTATTGTGCCGCGTTATTTTGGTCGTTCTGTAGCATCTGCTGGCCTTTTGCGGCTGCCTGTTGTGCCTGCGCTGCTAAATTGATTGCTGCCATATCTGCCTTTGTATACAAAAACCCGCAACTGCGGGCTATGTCTGCCTTAATTTATACCCTTAACTATAGCAATACGTAAGCAATAACACAAGCATTTTTTTACACCCCGATATCTTCGCAAAATACGTGGAGCGTGACTTGTAAGTTCGTGCCGGTTAAAAGAGTGCCAGTACCGCTATCGTTATACTTCTGACAGATGATATATACGTTCTGGTTATCGGCCAGGGCGTAAGCGTACGCCTCTGTTCCTACCTGGTCGGCGCCTAAGCGGCCGCTATCCTGAAAGTACGTCTGAGTACCGTTGCTATAAGGCGCCGGGGGCGGGCTCTGTACGTAAAACAGGCTCTCTATCGACGGTACGTAATTATAGCCATGCTTAAACTGATACAGGACGGTATACGATACGCTACCGGCGGCCGGTTCTGGCGGGTCGGTGGTGATAATAAGCTCGATAGTCTGAAAGCCTGCCTGGTTTTGCGTGTCTATCTTAATAAAAGGGTTATTGCTGTTTAAGATAACCTGTTGCGGCGTGGCGTTGCTAACACTGACGCCGGGCTCGGTGATAAGTAAAGCGGGTGGGGTTTCGTTCATGGCTAGTAGTGTACCGTTACTTGGTTAGGGGAAAACATAGGGTCACGGAGTACGACGAGCGTAGCGCCGTTATCGTTATTCGGGTCGGCCGTACTGTACGTGATATACGAGGTAAAACCGTCGGTAAAGAGCCGGGGGTAAGCCTGGGCGTACATAGGCGCCGGAAAGTACGTATTTTCGGGTACGCCGTACTGGTTAGCAAAACCCGAGCCCATTTTGATAAAGCCGTACACCCATACCGGATAATTGAGCTTGGTCGTGTACTGTATGGCGTTCTGGCCGGTGAGAATGTTAGCCGGTGGTACGGTCGCCTCGGTCTTTACTGCCAGGATAAGCGGGCTCTGACAACGTGAGTGTATCGAGAAGTCGCGCATATCCTTACTGTGGATATCTTTGCCGTTCTTGACGACCTTAATACCGTAACTATTGTCGTATGGCATGTTAAAGGTATCGCCCGGCGCCAGGTTATAGTCGATATCGCGGGAGAGGTCGAGCGTAAAACAGCGTATCTTTAGCTTGGTCGCGTTAAATGGCGGGCAATACTCCTGATTGCCGTTCAGATATACGTTATGCTGGTCGGCCATAAGTGCAAACCGGGAGCTGCTGTTATTCTTGCCGCTCGCGTCGTTATGGTAGTACCACCCCATAGTAAAGGGAGCGAAACCGAGATTGTGCGGTATCGTGGCGGTGCTGCTACTGCTGGTTATCGGGTTATCAATCGTTATCTCGAACGCTATCGGCAAGCTCGGCCAGTCGGAGTTAAAAACGTAGTTATTGCCCGAGGTATACCGGGCGTCGTAACCGGGCTTGCTTATCTTAAAGCCGACGGTCGACGGCTGTACGAGGCGGCTCGTGTTATCGGTATAGGTATTCGGGAGCGACGACATACACTAGAGCCCCGCATAAGCATATTTTAACGGTTTACGGCGGTTGTACGGGTGCGTTGGCTGATACTCGGGGTTTTCAGTACGTACGCGCCGGATATACCGGAGCTGGGCGGTACGGGTACAGAGGCGACACATACGGGCGCCGCTCTTGGAGTGATATATCGTATTTTCGGGCGTGTACTTGTGGCCTTTCGGACAGTGAGTAAGCTTACGGTTTTCTTGCAAGCTGGGCTCGTGCTTTTGCATTACCCGCAAGTGCCGGGGGTTCTGACAATCACGGCTATTACAGCTATGGCTTACGACTTTACCCTCGGGAATATCGCCATACGCCAACTGATAGGCGTAACGGTGCGCGGGCATAGCTCGCATGCCAGTCGGGCGGCTTTCGTCGCGTACGTAAAAAGTGCCGTAACCTTTGGGGGTTAAAGCGCTGCGCCAATGCCAACACTGGTTTTTACCCCGGCGGGTTACTTTGCGTCGGTATCGCTGGTCTTGAGTTCGTCGTGCCATAGAGTGCTATTGTTCCTCGTTACTATCGTTCGTATTCTGTTCGTTCGTATTGTGTTCGCTGGTATCGGTAAGGGGCTTGGTTAGTTCGGCCTCGACCACCCCGATAGCTGATTGTATAAGCTGGTGGTTTTGCAGGTCGGCGACGACTGAGGCACAAGCTTTTTTGATAATGGCGAGGGCGTTCGTTACTTCTTCGGACATACTTATTTTACTCCTTGGTTTACGGCGGTGCGGTCAATACGGCGAGGGCGTTCTTGCTCTTTTTCCAGTTTTTCGAGGTGTCGGAGCCGGGCTAACTTGGCGTCGACGATAGCCTCTTTACTGTTTAAGCGCTCTATCTCGCGGTCGGTTTTGGCTCGGATATCCCTAAGCTGGTCGTTAGCGGCCTTGATTGCGGCATTATTCGCCTTGCGCTGCTCGACTTGCTGGGCTCGGAGATTGTTTACAATGCCGCCATACTTGGCGACTTCGGCCTCGTGGTCGGCTTTTTTCTTATCGTAAGCGACTTGCATGGTTAGCGTATCTTGGGCGAGCTGGTCTTTCTGCTTTTCGAGTTCGGCGATACCGGCGGTCAATTCACGTACGCGCTGGGAGAGCCCTAGTACCTCGCCGTTAAGTGTCTTTACTTCGGCCTCGAGCTGCTTTTTACGATTGCCATACTCTCGCTCGAGTGAGGCCTTGCGGCTAGCGGCCTGCTGCTCGATTATCGGGAGATTGCGCTTGGCCTGCTTTATCTCGGTGCGGTATTGCAGGGCTTGAGCCTCGAGCGGCGGTAGTAACTTGGCGGCGTTATGTACTTTAAGCTTAAGCTCGGCCCCTTGGCTGTTATAGGTATCTTGCAACTCCTTAAATATCTCGTCGGTACGGTCGAGCGTACGCTGGCGCTGGCCTAGTATTTCGTCGAGGCGGCCTATCTCCTCTTTTTTCGTATGTATCTCGGCCTCTTTTTCGCCGATAGTCTTATTAAGCTCGAGTATCACCTCCTCGCGGGTCTTTATCTTGGTATCGAGCGGGTTCGCGGCCATAGCCGGTACGCCGGTATACTCTTGAGCTGGTGCAGGCGTTAGGTTAGGCATATCTTACCTCTGTAATGTTCATATACTTTATAGTATATATCCTCGACATACTAAAAGCTAGTGCTGTTCTGCGGGGGGTATTGTCCAGGTAGTCAGGTTCTTTACGTCGTTATTCGTCCAGTCGGTCTTACTTTTGATATCGGCGTTCGCCCATTCGGTCGTATTCTTGACGATATTGTTTTGCCAGTCGGTAGCATTTTTACCTACCGGCGTCCAGGCGCCCGTATTCTTGATATCGTTATTCGTCCAGACAGTGACGTTCTTTTTATTCGGAGGCATAGTGACTTTACACTAGGCGGCAGTCGTTACCGCCGTCCAGCTCGTACCAGAGCCGGAGCTATTGTTTACATAAAAGCGGGTGCTAGTGCTTGAGCCGTCGGAGCGCATATACAAGGAGCCTTGCGCTGCTGATACAGTCGGAGCGCCGGAGCCGTAGTAAATACCAAAACCGCTAGCGCTACCGAAAAGCAATACCGCATAGCTGGCGCCTCCGGCTTGCAGGCCGACGTTGCTAACGACCGTTGTCGTATTACCGAGCAAAATACCGCCGTTGGATAACGTACCGATATTGATAGAGCCCGAGCCCTTGGCGTTTAGGCTGATATTTTCATTCGTGGCACTACTGATAGCCGCTAAGAATACGCCGCTACCGGCGGCGCTGCTCTTGACGTTTAAGCCGTTAGCGCTCGAGGCGGTACTAGCGTCGACGTTAAAAGCCGGGTTAGTAACATCATTCGCGCCGACTGCGAGAGCGTTCGGGCTGGCTGAATGTACCGAGGTGTTGGAGCCGATATATAAAGCGCCGGTACTGTTATTCTGTAAAGCCAGAGTGCCGGAGCCTTTAGCGTTTATATTCATGCCCTCATTTGTGCCGGTACTAAGCGCGTTCAGATTGACACCCGAGCCGGCCACGTTGGCGACGATATCCAGGCCGGTTACTGCCCCGACGTTAAGCGTATCGACGTTAAAGGCAGGGTTAGTCGTGCCGTTCTGGCCGACTGAAAAGGCGTTAGCGCTGGTGGCGCTGATATCTTCGGCGCCGATTACCTCGGCGTTGCTGGTGACTGTACCGGCGACGGTTAGATTACCGGCGACATGCAAGTTAGGCGTTTTACCCGGAGTGATACCGATATATACGTCTTTATCGGTGGTAAGCCCGTTCATTGTTACCGGAAATAAATAGCGCTCTAGTGGTTGGGTACTCATTGTATACAATTCTCTTTTGTAAAATAGGCAGTTATAGCGCGGGCTATAGACTGCCTTAATACGCTCTATTGTACGGTACTCACGCCCCTATATCAATAGTTAATACAGAAGTCAACCCGATTATGCTCGTTACGTTTAGTCGTCGTACTCGGAGCGCCGGATAGCGGCAGCGATACCACCGTAACCGGCTTGGCCGTTAGAGGCGTTAAATACTCCGACTGTCGGGGTCGACGGGCTACCATAATTCGGAACGCCCGGGTTTGGTACACCAGGAGCCGGGGCGGGCGGTTGCTGTATTGTCGTCATCTGTGGCGTGATGTAAAAGCTCGGGTGGCCTTGGGCGTCGGGTGGCGCCGTGTAAACAATACCGGCCTTGCTCTGTTTATTCGGTAGCTCGAAGTTGACCGCAAAATATTCGGTGCTGGTGCGGTGGTGGCTTGTCCAGTCGTGTATCGGTAAGTTGATTGCCGTTGTTGCCTGGCTCGTGTCGTTACGTTTCGGATAGCGAGCCTGGTCGATACTCTCGAGCCAACCCTCGGCGCCGGTTGTGCCGGGTGTGTCGTTTACCTCGATACCCTTTTGCAGCATAACCTTGGTCGCCTCGCGACGCTGATAAAAGTCGTTAGCGTTGCGGTTAGTCTGTACGTGTATGCCGACCGCCTCGAGTTCTTGCTTGACGCTGGTAAGCACTCGGCTAGTCATAGAGCGCTTGCTTACGTCGGGGTCGCCGTAGTGTATGGCTTTCGGCAAGTTAGCAACCCGGGCGATAGCGTCGCGGTCGTCGAGGTTGTACGGAAAAGTGCTATCTATCGGCTTACCGAAGAACGGGAAAAACCACTGTATCGGGGCGTCGACTTTCTTAAAGGCGTCGATAAGCCTCATCTTGCCGTTAGTTTTATTGAATTGCCACCACTGAATAGCCGTACCGTCGAGCCCAAAATCCCAGGATACGTATAGCGGCTCGCCAGGTATAAGCGGGAAGTTACCGACGGTGCGCTCGTGTGCCTCGGGGTAAACCACGCCGACAATCGAGCCCTCCCAGTCAATCATAATCTCGCGGGCAAAATCTTCTTTACTACGGCGCTCGCGTTGCTCGGCTAGCCATTCGGGCGTTTTGCGGGGGTCGAGGTGATACGGCAGCTCGATAACCTTAATACTCTCGCCGTCCGTACCGTTGCGTAAGCGCTTGGCCTTGGTATTCGGGCGTATACCAGGAGTGGTAACGACGATACGACAGTTAGTAGTGTCGGCAGTCGAGCCCCAGGCGGCGTTATCATTCTCCCAAAAGGCAAACTCGTCGAGCATGATAGCACGTTGACGACCACCACGAGAAAAGTTAGGGTTGGAGCTTTCGCCCGAGATGATGTTACCGTTCTCGGGGTTTTGTAAGTTCATAAATGTTCTATGTTTACGGAGTTGAAAGCCATACGGTACGCATACGTCGGGCAGACTATCGACCATATAATCGAGCTTACCAAACAAGCTCTCCTCCTTATTGCTCGTTTCGCCCTCGGTCTTAGCGCCGACGTTATCGACAATCTCTTGCTTACGAGAGCCAACTAAGAAGTTACCGGCGGGCTGATACTTCCAGTACCAGAGCAATACGCCAAGCGTCGTATAGGTTACGCCCATTTCGCGGGTCTTGTCGAAAAAGATATCATAGCCGTTTTCAATCGCCGCTATAAGCTCTTTAACTATCCTCTCCTCCTGAAAAGGGAATAGCTTAAACTGAAAGTGATACGGGGCGACTTTCGGGTTATAGGTCTTAAGCAAGGTATTGAAAAACAGTATCGGGTCTTGGCTACAGGCATAATCGAGCTTTATTAGCTTGGCTCGGGCGACATCTTCGGCCGTCGGAGTACCGATAATCATAGGACCTATTGTGCCTCAGAGTTAGCGGTTGGCGTAAAAGGGTTAGCCGGTGGCTCGGCGATTGCTGGTAGTTCGGCCGGAGCTTGCCCGTCGGCATACTGCGGCTCGGTGTATTCTGGTACGCCCGGGTCAGTACCAGGAGCGGCTACAGTCGAGGCGATATACCCGGCGCCATTCTTAAAGGTATCAATAACCGGCTTGTCGGTACGTTGGCTCTCGGCCTCGGCAGCCGCCAGGATAGCGTCTATATCTTCCATAGGCGTAGCGCGGTTAATCTTCTCGCCGCCGCTTGTAAGGTCTAAGCGCTCGCTATACTTCTTCGGCTTAAGCTTGGCAGCAATCCATTTTTTACCGTCCATAGCCACGCGGGCAGCGTTCGGGTCGTACTCCTTACTCAGCACTTTATCGGTTATATCCTGTATATCGTCGGCCAGGCTATCGGCGCCATCTTCGCGCGCGCGGGCGTATTGGGTACTAAAGTCCGGGTTATCACGGAGCCACCGAAGTACTGATATCTTGGCCGGTCGCCCCTCCTGT